GACTGTGTTGTGATGCCGAGAGATGTTGCCCACTGGCAAACCCACTCCGTGAATGGGGCCATCTTCATTTTTGGCGATAGCGGCTGTTGCCTCAAACGACTTGGCGAGATTCAGATCTCGTTCCAAGACCTCAAGGGCTTGCTTCGCCTCGCTGATATGCTTGGCTACATCATCCGTATTCTTGTGAACAATAGCGGTCTGCATGGCCTCCATACTCGCCAATGCACGACGAGCCATAGGCTCCATTTTCTCAACCAATCCGAAATCAAGGAATGCGTCAGTCATATCTCTTCCACCTATGGCGACCACCGCTCATTTATTCAAGGTTGCCCTATTAATTCACCCCAAGTCGCTTTCCTGCATCCTCAATCAATCTATCGGCTCGCTGCATTTCAGGTGGTGCCCTGTCCCGGGAATCCAACACGGTTTGACTCCTGACATCCATGCCCGAAACGCGGTTCACATCCTTCGGAGATTTGCCCCTACTACGGCGACTATCGGGATTCAATTGCGGGTCATCCAACAAAGTGAGTGGTAGCAATTCAGTTCCCCCTACACTCCACACAGCACCATTGACAGGCTGTTTGTGTCCATGACTACGATTTTTCAGAATGTCATCCATCGTCGGTGGTAATTGCCAATCACTGGTCTGAATTGGTGCGCCGGGTGGTACGCCCGGAGCAGGAGCGGTTCCGGGTGGTGGTGCCGGTGGTGGTGGTGGTGCTTCCTTGAAATGGAATTGAAGTGTTCCTTCATCATCACGCAAACTTGCATCATAGCCCGCTTGCTTCATCTGCATCATGTTGCGAATCGCCATTTCATCACGACGCATCACCATGATTTCGTCCTCTTCCTCATGAGGATGGAGAGTCATCTCCCATTCCTTGATCTGCAAGCCGTCAAGCAGTATGGGTAAGAGGCGATGGTTGTAGAGATTCTGACTGGCGGCAAGGGCACGATTCGTCACTACGATCTGCATACCTTCGTTGTTCAAACCACCACCCGATACATCATTCATGAACACATTTGACACACCATAGAAGGATGAGATGCGCTGTCGAATATCGTCCTTGATTGGGATGTATTGCAGTTCTTCCAATGTGTCCATCATGCGGACATACTCAAGGCCACCACGCCCACTCTCCGTTTCGACACCAATGGTGGGGATGTATTGGGGGTCACGCTCAAGATGTTCCTGAATGTTGCGAGCAGTGCGCTCCACTGTTTCAAGATTGGACGACTTGATCACCATGACACCACGGGGCATCCGTCGCTTCTGATACGCTGCGTAGACATAATTGTCCATAGCAATCAGTGTGTTCACTTGACGCCACAAGGTGGCTACTGGTGAACGACCATACAACTTTGATGGCGACCATTTGCTGATGTGGATAACCTCACCCTCGGTATAGACCTGACCTGCGCCCACACCTGCGAGGTTCATGTAGTGAATCGGAACGACTGGGAGTCCGGTCTTAGGGCACTTCTCATCCTTGTCACCAGTGCGGAATGCCCGGTCGAGTAGACTTGTGTACTGCTTGCCCCCACGAATACCCCTCTTGTCTGCGATGATTCGCATGAAGATTGGATCGGCTCGGGAGAGTTCCTTGACACGATAGAACTGTGGTTTTCCTGTGGTCGGGTCAATGAAGTATTCCTTCGTCATAATGATATAGGCATCATCCACTATGTTGAGATCCATCTCGACTTCACGCAATATCTCAAGGAATGACTGACCCATGCGATTTTCGCTACCAAGCAACGCATTGGCGTATTCCAATTCTCCCTTGTCCGCAGGTCGAACTTCCCCACCACACTTCTCACAGACCTCCTTCTCCTTGTTGTATTCCTCATCACATTCTCGGCACTTGACAATGAACTTCGCCTTCCATCTCCAACCCTTACGAAATGTCTCGGTAGCCAAATGACTTAGAATGGAACGGAGAACGAGGCATTCATAAGCCGCTGCATAGAGAGCAGGAATGGTGATTCCCTGCAATAGTGGTGGTTCTTGGACACCAGAAGTGAATAGAGGCAACTCCGGGGTAGGAGTGCTGTGCCTCTCCATGTCCATGCCAAGAGCGGCGAACAGTCGGTCGAGCCGCTTCTTGTCAGAAGCCATCCACAATCACCCCGATCCATCCATCCATCCCTTCTTCTGATATGTTCCATTCCTTGAGCATATCCATCTGATCCTGTGGTTCTGCCTTCTGATAGGCAAGAACCTTTCCTGCATTCTCATTCCCGTCAAGTGCAGCAAGAACGAGACAAGCATCCTGTCGCTTCTCGTCCAAGAACGGGAGGGCCACTTCTGCGGCCTTCTTCACAGCGAAGTCACCATCAAACACGAATTGACGACCTTCCCACACAAGACTCTCCACACCCAATTCGGCCTTTAGCACAACGGTATAGTCCTCCGCACGCTTCGTGGTGAATGGTAGGAAAAGGCGGATCCTCCCGCTCTTTGTGATTTCCAACTCACCACCGACTTCCCACAGATTTCCTATGAACGAATCAATGGCCTTGAGAAAGATAGGGGGTTTCGTGGTTCCGTAGTAGTAAGTCCTGTCGTCCGCCTTCTGCCCTCGACCCACCACCTTCAGATCGAAGAGGTATCCATACGACTTGATCAAGGAGGCCACTTCCTGTGTGGTCGCATTGACACCATAGGAAGTGATTGTCTGTGCATTCATGTCCCCGTGCTTACGAATGGTGTTGTAGCACGAATGCAATAGGCTTCTCTCCCTTCGACTCAAACGGTTCTCCCCATTCAAACGACGATGCCAACTCTTCCAAATCTCATCCTTCTCTCCCTCACTCTTCGCACGCTTCACGCCCGCTATCGTCTTGCGGAGGGTTAGTTCCAATCGCTGTGGGTGCATTACAAGTAGGCTGAAGTCGTTGTCCTGAAGTCGCAGTATGTCCCAATCAGCATCATCCCACCAATCGAACTCCTTGAGGATGGATCGCTGTTCGGCTCGGAGCAGTTCAAGAACGGGTGGGATGATGGCTTCCTCCCCCCCTTTCTCAAGCAGAACAATGAGTTCCCCCCCTTCGACACCGAAATTATCACGGAAATACGTTTTCGACATATTCAGGATTGGTGGTGATGCTTCCGTGCCCGGTTGTGCTGTGGGTGGTCCCCCACCCTCGTTGCCACTCATTCCTTGAATCTGTGAACCAGCGGTGGCTTGAGGTGGCATAGGCTTGTTTGGAGCGGGTTGTTCTGGTTCTGCGACCATTTGTTCCTGTCCTTCAGCCTGTTCTAAATCCCCCTCGGCTTCGTCCAGTTCTCGTTCCTTTTGCCCAATTTTGTCCTTAGCGGTGACTTTGAGAGCATTAGCGGCACTTCCTACGAGAGAGCGACCTGTTCCGACAACAGCACCGGCAACGCTGCTAACCGCTTTCGCACCCACTTTCAGCCCTGCGCCGGCAACTTTCAGCCCTGCGCCGGCAACGGTGCTAACCGCTTTCGCACCCACTCTCAGCCCTACACCTAAAGCCGCTCCCACGGCGGGAAGAAACTTCTCTATCGAATCATCCATTGAACGAACAGTAGGATCCCATTCCACTGATAGTGTCATGATTCATCCCAACCCAACCTTCCAGCCCATACCTTGCTATCAAGCACCACGATGTTATCCTTGAACTCCTTTGTTGCCTGAACTGCCAAAGCAAGTGCAATTACGGTATCATCATGCCTTCCGAGTGATTCCATCTTCCCGTTGGGAAGCATGGTGAACATGGACAATTCTCCTACGAGGGTGTCCATCAACCTTCGTGTTGCACCATCATCCTTGTAGGGGATAACCAAATGTCGTTGCTCAAAGTGCAATTGTAGTGCATGAATTACTGCTTCCTTCCTCATTCGACTCATGGTGAATGGCTTGATGGGCAGGTCACTGATTTCCTTCAATACCTGATGGAATGCCTGTGCGAAATTGTTGGTTTCTAACTCCACAATGATTGGATTGTAGCGGATATTCAATTCAATTATCTTGTCAATTTGCGAACTGAAATCCATGCCCTTCTCATGGTGCATCCACACCACCCGTTTGTGACGGTTCTCATCCATCGCAATTACGACCATGCAAGTGTAGTCAGCCTTCCGATCCGGACTGATAGCCGGATCCCAACCGATATAGTAATTCACGCTCACTTCCACTTCATCCCCGTAAGGATCGAACTCCAACGCATACTCACCGTCCTTGCACGGTCCCACCATTTCATCGGGGAACAGACTTGACTCACTGGCGATTGGTTTGCACAGATATTCTCGGGTGAATGCGATGGAGGTCATCTCACTGCGTCGGGTTTGCAGTGCCTCAAGCGACCACCGATTGGGCCACAACGGGTGGCCGGTCTGTTCGTTGATTGCAGGATATTCATTCACCACATACCCCTTGAGTTCCTTCAGTTCCGAATAGAGATCGGTGAATGAGAACGGGGTTCCGACGATGCACAACTGTGCTGTATGGTGGAGAACAGGTAGGAGAGCGGTGTAGAACCATGATGTGATGGACGCCAACTGTGTGTGGGCTTCACTGGATAGGATGTCGTCAAGCACCACGATGTCCGGGTGGGCACCGCGCACCGCCTTACCCACCGACATGGCGTGAACGACTGACTTGTTGGTGAACTTGAACTTCTGTTTGGCCCAACCACGCTTGGGTTTGAGATGTGCGAGAGCGGGGCAACCCATGATCAGTTCGTCCATCTTCGCCATGTGATCTATGGACTGGTGCTGGCTGTGAGAGAAGAACAGAACTTCAGTGCCCGGATTGTAGGCCATCTTCCACAGGAGGTAGCACCGATAGAACACCGACTTCCCGTGGTCCCTACTGGCTATCACACAGGTCTTGTTGTTGTTCTCGGACATATCGAACCACTCTTGGTGGAAATCGGTCAATTCGTAATTCTCCGCCACCCCGCAGATGTCCTCAAAGAAGTAGCGGAAGTCCCGCCTTCCCATGTCCCAATCGACCTTGTTCGCAAGGTCGAGAACTGCGCCACTCACGATAACCACCCATCCAATTCATTTCCACAATCATCACAAGCAAGTGCAACATAATACCCATTACCTTCAGGGTCATATCTGCCGGGTTGAGTAGACACCTTCCATTGGCACATTTGCGGCCCTTGTCCTTCTCCCCCCATTTTGGTGGAGCAAAAGGGATCTAACCCCTGTGAACATCTGGATGAACAAAATCGGTCATTTTGAATATCCTCGTAATTGGTATCTGTTCTTTTCCCACAATGTTCACATTCATGAATAGCCCCACCTTCGGAATATGGCTTGGAATACGCTTCTTCTCGTTGTAGCCTCATCTCTTCAACAAATGGATGGTTCCTTACTGCTGCACCAAAAGCAATAGTAGGATTGGGGTCATTTAATCGGTGGAACTCATCATCGGGTTCAATATCATCATCCTCAACCTTGAGGATAGCCCATGCCCTATGGAATGCGCTCATGCCGACTCACCTTCTGCCCACCCTCGGGGCAGAAGGCTCATGTTCGTGTCTGCCTCTTGGGTCGTCTTGGATTCATCTTCCATCATTTTGATCATACCCGTTGGCAGTAGAGATAGATCGTCATTTGACCTCACGCCCGCAGATGCCAATTTCTGTCGAGTCTCGCTCGATAATTCCGGCACAGGTTCAGGGTCATTGATCGGTTCAACATATTGCTCCCTTTCCCGTCCCCCTTTGTTCATCCCAAAGTCAGTGTGAATGTCGAATGCGCCGGGATTGTCGAATGGATTTGCGAATGGGTCTTTCACCACAGACCATGCGTCATGGGTAGCCATCTCATGGCTCAATTTGAAACCCTGCTTCTCCTTCTCATTACCCCGCCTCTCGCTTCGCTTCCCTGCCGCTTCGGGAGTAGGCTCATTGGATTCGGACTTGGGCTTGGCTTTGGGAGCATCCGTCTCCACTTCCGTTGGTGCTGCGGGTGCTTCCGCCACATTTGGTGGTGGATCGTCCTCAAATGCCTCTTCACGACTTACGGGAGGTCCGGCGGAGGGGGGTAGATTCCCCGTTGGTGTTGCTGCACCCCAACCCGCCTCAACCTCAATATCTGATCCAGCGGAGGTTTCATTTTTACCCCATCCGGGATCGGTTTTGTCGGCCCACCAACTTTCCTTTCTTGCACTGGGGGGCAGTCCCGACGCTGACATTATTCCCTTCGCCTCACCAAGACCCATTTCCCTAAATCCACTATCAGCCGCGTTTGATGAAGGGGAAGGGGACAACCCCGGTGGCGGTGGTGGCGGTGCGAATGGGGAGGGCGGCCCATCCGACCCTACTGGTTGCGCCCCCGGTGGAGGTGGTGGCGGTCCCTGTGGTGGGTAGCCCGGTGGAGGTGGTGGC